CAGACACCATATTTTTATTTACGAAAGGACAGTCATGATATGACTTCCATGTATATGAAGTATTTGTAAGCGATTCACGCCGGTGTTCTATGACTTTTAAACGTATGTGTTCTGGTAGTTTGTCAAAAAATGTCGCTGCAGTCTCTTTAGCAACATAAGGATGTTTCGCCATCAATGCATATGGATCCAACAGCGGAGCATCGTGATATGAGAATATAAAGCAGTGACTGTTAGGATAGCGAGCAGGCACATAATACATGCGAGACAAGTCTTTTGTTTGTGGGTCTCCCAATGAGTTGTATTCTGTGTTTAGCGCATACCAAAAATGTTTTATGTTTTCTGCTGGCACTTCGCATGTGAGTGGAAATACAACTCGAAACTTTGGCTTTTCAGGCGTACTGCTTGCAGAAGAATAACAGATGAAACGTGCGTTTTTAAACCCAACTATAGCATCTTCAAATGAACCACTATAGTCATCAACATCAAGTGCAGCCCACCCGCCCCATGAAATTACATTCACATTTTTACGCGTTTCATTTTCAACAAAGCGAGCAGGACTTATAAGTGGAGAGCCTGTACGAAACTCTCCCTTTTTAGGTTTGTATCCTGGTTGTTCACTAAGTTTGTACAACAACTTTTCAAAGGCATCGACACTATCAAACGTCATTCGACGATGCGTCTTGTTGTCAAAGATAGAAGTGAATATCGTAAGACTGTATTGCATTCGAAGACTATTCTAATCTATTCTAAATAGAATGTAAATGATTTTATAAACTACTTAATTTGCCATGATTGCCTGCATGAGAAGGAGCACACCATCCTTCTGGTTTAATAAGATCTGGAAGACCTAGTGGATTTGGTCGAGATTCTTTTATTCCAACTTGTTTGTTCATATTTGCTGTATGCACCGCACTCCATGCTGTATAGGCATTAACTCCAAACGCGTCAAGAGTTCCAATCGCAACGACACACAGATCAATTAGTCCATCAACTACTTCTTCGGCGTCTATTTGTTCACTGGTTGCTGCAGTCTTAGTTTCATTAAGCTCTTCTTCAAGAAAACTCAAACGAAACTGTAGAAACTGTCTAAGTTTTTCCGCGTCAAAGTTTTCAATTGCCTTATGCACTCCATACTTTGCATGCATATCATATATGTCTTTTACCCAATTTGTACTCATAATGTATTGTATATATTTGTTTCAATTAAAAAAATCTTCAAGACTTGCAACTGGAATTGCTTTCCAATGAACTGCATCAAGCACCAGTTGTAGCGGATCAGAAAATGTTTTTTCAAAAAGCAAGTCACGATCCACCCAACCTTCTAATTCAAATTCTGTTGGCAAAGTATCAATAAATCCAATAACATTTTCACCAGTTGGATTACCCTTTTTAAGATAGATGTATTTAATCTTGTCACCACCTTTAATAAGATGATATTGTTGGGTCAGGCCATGTTGTTTTAACAACGAGTTGTACATAATTGCTGCACGACTGTTAATTGGTGTGCCACTCTTATATGGAACTTTTACACCATTTACACCAACTTTTTGCATCCATTTATTGATATCAGACACTCCCCTAGGAAATGCCATCTTTTCAATTGGATAGTGGTCAAACACATCACGAAACTTTGAAACTTCTGATTGAATATCAGACTCTGAACCAGTAACTAAAATCTTAAAAATCTTTTTAAACTCTTCGCGACAAATTTTAGGAGTACTGCTTTTAATAGCCTCGATGCCTTTCATAACGATTTTAGGTTCGGCATACTGAACGCCTTCGCTACTAAGAACGTTTAGGATATATCGTTTTTTGGCAGTAAAGATAGCAACACTACTAATCTTTTCTACTTTCATTACCATTGTGTTTTTATAAGAGTTTGTTTTACGTGACAAGTTTTCATAAGCTGTTTGAATTACTGGTTCAAGAGCCTCTTTACCAAATTTAATTAAAAATGCATGAGGGTCTTTTGGATTGCATTTTTGTACAACATCCGATAAGTTAATATAGATTGAATCTGTGTCTGATGCTACAATACGATCCTTTGGAATGCTATCAGCAAGAGCCTTCGCCAAATACTCATTTACTGCATTTTCTGCGGTATGAATTGCAAGTTGACCAGATAACGTGATACCTTCTGCAATATCAAGGTTAAAGTATCTGAAATATTGGTTTGCCGCTGCGCCATACAAACTATTAAGAAGAATCTTTAAACACATTTGCCGATTGCTCGCTCGATCAATTTCAATTTGAAGTGTATGATATCGCGCAGTCTTTTTATCAGTAAGCTCTGCTTCCTTCTCATAGTCAAGCATTTGTCGTTTGACTGCAACACGTTGGTTGTATAATTCTTCAATAATTTCTGGAAGGATGCCTTGTTTATCACGACGAAAGCATGCGCCATTTGCAGCAACTGCAAGATTGTCTTCTGGCGCCCATGTTTGTTCAGAGTTTAAAATCTTGTCTTCTCCACCATTCTGCAATGATGCCACTTTCATATGAGGCACAATTGTTTCAGGACTCATATTATATTGAATAATAAGATTGGGATAGAGACTGTTAAGGTCAAAACTCATAACCCATTGGTGACGACCGACTTGCGGGTCTTTAACAAATCCACCAGCATAGTCTGTTTTAAATGATCGAGAGTTTGGCGGAATCGCAATTTTTCGAGTTGCAAGTTTTCGAAAAATAATGCTGTCCCAAATTGCAACAGTCCCTAATGTATCTCCATAGTTTACGCCGCCAAAATATGCAAGTGTAAACACAAGGTTGATAAGACCGAGTTTGGCTTCTAAACGTTCAATAAGTTCAATGTCAACAATGTTATAGTCAATAAATTTTTGATAGTCACGTTCATAAAGTTCAGTAAGTGTGCCATATTCACTATAATCAATCTTGTTTTGTCCAAGTACAACTTCAGCAATAAAATCAAGACGATAAGACTCTTGGGCGCCATAGGTATTTGCTGCAAACTTTTTAAAGAGGTCAAGATAGTCTAATTGCTGAATTCCATATAGGTTGTATAAGAAATTCTCTTTACCTTTAATCATTACAGACTTTTGTTCAACAAAATTCCATGGCGACATCTTTTTTGCAGAGTCTTGACCAAGTACACGAGAGATGCGATTGACGAGATATGGAATATCAAACAAACGAATGTTCCAACCGGTAATTACATCTGGTGTGTTTAGTGTGTCTGACCACCAAGATAAAAAATCTGTCAACAATTCAGATTCGCTATCAAATTGTTTAAATTGTTTTTTCAAATGAGGAATACTTGACTGCGAAGGGTCATAGTTCTTTAAGCCCCAAACAATATAATGATCGAGCCGACTGCTCTTAAGTCCAATTGCTGTTATTTCTTGATCAGCCACCGATGGCTCTGGGAAACCGTTGTCAGACTTACACTCAATGTCAAGAGAAACGACATCAACTTTTTTAGGGTTATACTTAATTTCATTTGGAAATTCTGCCTGAATAAAAGCAGGTATATGACGATCATTTCCATAAATTTTAAAGTTATCAATTCCTTCATAGCTCTTAATAAACGCACGGCAATCAGACATGCTCTCAAACCGCATTGGTTCAAGAGGCAACCCGTCGAGAGACCGCCACTTTGCATTGCTATCCTTACTTTCGAGATACATTACAGGACGAAACCTGTATGTTGTATAAATCTTTTGTCCGTCTTCGTCATATCCCCTGTACAGGAGAGTATTCATCTTTCGCTCGATGCAAGTATAGAATCCATTAATCATGTAAGAGCATTATAACATAAACCGGCAAAGATGTAAACAACAATCTTTGCCGGTTTAATTTTATGTATTAATTTTTATTTATTTGTTTATTACAATTTTGCGAGGTTTCTTCTCTTCTGGAACCTGTTTCTCAAGCGAGATTGATAGGATTCCATTTTGTAAAGAAGCCCCACTCACGACGACATGCTCTGCCAACGTAAAGCGCCGAGTAAATTTACGTGCGCTAATACCCTTGTGGGCATACTCTCTTTCGTCTTTTTCAGACTTTTCACCAGTGATCACTAGCGAATTTTCTACAGTTTCGATGTCGAGTTCCGACTCAGCGAATCCAGCGACTGCCAACTCAATGACAAACCTATCTTCGTCGAGTTTAACCACGTTGTGGGGCGGATAAACATTCGAATTTTCTTTGTTAATCGAATCAAACTCTTGAAAGAGTTGATCAAACCCAATGCCAAACGGCCTATACGTTGTACTTATTTTCATTTTCGTTTCTCCTTTTTAAGCGAGTTTTATATATGTTCAGCAGACCCATTTCTGGCATCTACTGGTACAACCACCATGGTTATACAACTTTATTTATATTCAGGAAGTACAAATTCTTTGAAAGAAAGTAATTTTCTACTAGAAATTATTTCAAAGAATGTTTTTGCAGATTCTGAATTTAACTTTTTATAGTCAAATGATACTGCTGAGTATATTGGGCGATAGTGTAGGGTACGTTCCTTTGCAACTAAGAGTAGCTGACCAGTCGTAAC